AATTCATCTTCTTTAACGAAGGATATGAAACCGAGAGTATTTGTAAAGAGTTTTATATAAGCTCTTCCTCACTCTATCGTATAATCAGTCATATTAACAAAACTCCCTTACTATTTTATAAACACCAAGAAACATATCTACAAATTGTGTGTCCATTTCTCTCTTACCTTCATAAGACCAAACAGAATCATAAAGATATATAACATTAATATCTCTAGTTATTCCATAGTTATCAAGAAGGCGAACAATCCCCCAGTTATTTTGGTTACAAGGGTCAATTATAACTAGTTCGTCACCCCTTTTAAAAGCCCCTTGTCTAAAGTTTGTATTAATCATAGTAAAACTCCTTTATTACAACATAGTAATTAACAATAGAATCTTCAAAAAGCCCATCTGTAATAGCTAAGTCTGTAAAGAGGGGACTAAATTCTCCGTTTAGATAATATCTTTGAACTTGTATCCACCTATAGCTTTCTTTATAAGTTTCTAAAAGTTCGTAAACTCCCCAATATTCTCTACTTCTTTCAAAAGCAACAATTAAATTTCCTTTTTTGAAGGTCTCTTTGAAAAAACTTAATTTATCCATTAAAATTCCTCCTTAATCAGGTAAACGCCTACATTAATTTCACCTGTATACAATTTCCATGTATGCACAGCACACGATTCGTTTCTAAATTTTCCATTTATATATTCCCTAGAGACTCTCATTGAACATTCTGGATTCCAACAATCTTCCCTCAATAACAGAATGTCCCAATGTATTTCTTCATGTGCGAATCCAGTAGGGGGGTATACAATCACTAATCTATTGTCTTTTTTTAGGTGTTCTTTTATAAATTCAAATCGGTTCCTTTTACGCATTTTAATATTCCTCCGCAATTATATAAACATCTGCCTTGTTTGTAGTTGGGTCAAAATTGGTACTGTGAATAAAACCATTCTCCCTTTCTTGTATTCCGTTTTTGTATTCTATATATATACCTATGTAAGAATTAATTTCTCGGTAATCTTCCGTTAGGACAAATATATAATCCCATTTTGTCATTTTGTCTATCACCAATACCTTAACTCCTTTTACTAGTTTTTTATCAAAATCTGTTTTCATATTAGTCTCCTATAATCTTATTAATAATCACCTCTTTAAAATTAGATGTATTCATTCTGTACTCATCAATGCTTTTGGTTGCATATAAATAGTAGATAAACACATCTCTATCTTGCCCTAGGCGGTGAACCCTATCTTGTGCTTGACGTAGTAGGGTAGGGGACCAAGGGTATTCTATAAACACGGCACAACGACTAGCCGTAAGGGTTAAGCCTACTGCACTAGCTTGCAAGCTACAGATAATCAGTGGGGTGTCTCCTAGTTGAAAGTTATCAATATTTCTTTGACGAATACTAGGGGATTGACCGCCTACAATAACAGAACTATCTGGAAATGCTAGATTAATTTGCTTACCTATTTCTTTGTGGTGTACGAATACAACCACCTTTTCTCCTTTATCCAGTAAGTTTTGGATAAAGTCAATAGACATTGCAAGCTTCCGTTGCGTAACGGCTTTGTCAAACCTTTCAATGTCTTGAAAGGTTTTTGGAGACGGTTGCTCTAATTCCATAATAGGAATAGGGACAATTCGTTTTTCTGGTAAGCCGTTCTTCAAATCCTTTTTCGTTCTACGCAACCATATTTTTTCCATTTTTTTATGTAGGGAAGTTAGGTTACTAAAGCCACTGTAGTCAATGCCGTATTGGCTATTCCTAGGGGAGCAATAACGTTTTAAAAATTCTTTTTCCCCGCCTAACAAATGCAAGTTATTTAAAATCTGCATTTGAGATATAAGCTCTACTGGACGATTAAGCATTGGCGTTCCTGTTATTAAAATTTTATAGGGAATACGTTTGCTCCATTGTAGGGCTATTTTTGTCCGTTGTGCCTTTGGATTTTTAAAACAGTGGCACTCATCAAGCACAATTTGCTTAATACCTAATTTAGGAATTTGAAACTTATACTTCTTCATTCTCTCATAATTTGTAATTATGATAGGGGAGTGTAGGTCGTCTATGTTTACATCAACGCCAACCCATCGTTTTATTTCATTTTTCCAGTTTATTTTTAAGCTAGCTGGGCAAACCACTAGTATTGGGAAAGCCCCTCTTTTAAACATAGCCTCAATTACTGTTCGTGTTTTCCCCATGCCCATGTCATCACAAACATAGGCAGAGGAATTGTTTAGGATGTACTTAATCCCCTCTACTTGATGCGGAAGTAGTGGTAGACTCATTCAAAAATTCCTCCTTGACCTAACTCAATATCAATTAAATGTAATACCTCTTGTAAATTCTTTAATACTTGTCTATTTTTTGTAGTTAATACTAAACCGCTTAACAAGCCTTCAAAATAACGCAAATCCTCATAAGTAGAGGATTGGCTGTTTATCACAACCAAAGCGTCATCAATAATTCCTGGAATTTTACTTTGTATACTCATATTAAACCTCCTCTAAAATAAATTGCGGAACATTGATAATCACGGAGTACTGTACCCCAATTAAGCTGTAGTCCTTTAAAAATAAGGGAACTTTTCCGTGTTTTTGCTCCCAATATAAGTATTGATAAAGTTCGTCTAGTGTTTTAAAAATTTGACGAACGGCTCCGTTCACTTTGATAGCATATCTTTGAACGGATTTTTTGTTTTCTACAGTACTAGTTTTCTTCACGTTAACTTCATATTGTGGATTATTTTCTTGTAGCAAATCGTTTAAGGCTCCGACTGTTAGTGGTCGGAAAGTAGAAGTGCTTTTATCATAAAACAAAGCTCTTACAGTTCGTTTACGTCTAGGTCCTCTGCTATAATCTGTTCTCATGTCATTACTCCTCTTACCCTCTACCAATACCATCAAACGCTTGGTCTAAAAACTTTTCTGTTATATCATATTCTAAATATTTTCTTGCCACGTCAAAAAATGGCTTAATATTATCCATTGTAAAAAATACAAATTTCTTTTTATTCACTATACAAACATGAGTAAAAGGAAGCTTTTCATATTGTGAATGTTTTAAAAACTCTGACATTGGAACTTGTTCTTCACTTAAATATAAAAAGAACTCTTTGAATCTTCAAAAAGTTC